TGAAAGCTTTGCGATGATGGCTAGAATACTTCCTTTTATGGGTAGTTGGTCAAAACAAATCACCGATACAATTCGTTGGCCTACATTTCAGATGAAGGTGCGAAAACTAATGCCGTTTTTACCACAAGATGATACAAAATATAAATTGATATTGAAAAAAGTTACACAAAAATGATAAAGAAAATTTACTTAGATATGGATGGTGTTATTTGTGACTTTGAAAAGAAGTTTACAGAATATTATGGTGCATTATCTCTAGCAAAGCGTGATCGTAAACAATGGTCTGGTGATTGGGAAGATTTCATTATTCATAAAAAAGGATTTGAGAAATTGGATTGGTTTCCTGGCGGCCACGAAATAATTAATGCGGTCAGAAATACCAAATTGCCAGTTGAAATTCTTTCTTCTTCAGGCGGCGAGAAATTTCATGGTGAAGTTACCGCCCAAAAGATTAAATGGTTGCGTAAGCACGGCATCAATTATAAAGCCAATATTGTTACAGGTCGTAAAAAGAAAGCTGAATATGCCACACCTGAAACGGTGATTATCGATGATACAGAAGATGTGATTCGGTATTTCACACAAGCTGGCGGCCATGGCATACTTCACAAAGATGTAAAAGAAACTTTGAAAAAGCTTGACTTGCTACTAAATAAATGATATAATATGGTTTTGTGGATAAGACGTTTATACTAATTTATACTCCGTTATACGAAAGGAAATACTATGAGTAGTTTTGCAAATCTAAAGCGTGGTCGTTCTGACCTCTCTAAACTCACTAAAGCAATCGAAGCAACAAATCAATCTGGCGAAGCCGGTTCTAAAGACGACAATCGTTTTTGGCAACCTGAAGTAGATAAAGCTGGTAATGGTATGGCTATTGTTCGTTTTCTACCTGCACCTCAGGCTGATGGCGATGATGCTCTGCCATGGGTTCGTGTATTCTCACACGGATTTCAGGGACCTGGAGGTTGGTTGATTGATAATTGCTTGACAACTTTAAATGAAAAATGTCCAGTTTGTGAGCACAACAATACATTATGGAATTCTGGCATTGAAGCCAACAAAGATATTGCACGAAAGCAAAAGCGTAAACTATCTTATGTTGCCAACATTCTTGTGATTTCTGATCCAGCAAATAAATCAAATGAAGGCCAAATTAAACTGTTTAAATTTGGCAAGAAAATCTTTGATAAGATTACAGAGGCTATGAATCCTGAATTTGCTGATGAAACACCAATTAACCCATTCGATTTGTGGGAAGGCGCCAACTTCAAATTGAAAATTCGTAATGTTGAGGGTTATCGTAATTATGATAAATCAGAGTTTGCTGAGAAATCGGCACTCTATGATGGTGATGATGAAAAACTTGAGGCACTTTGGAAATCAGAGTTTGGTTTGAAAGAGTTCCTCGAGCGTAAGAACTTCAAATCCTATGACCAGTTGAAACAAAGATTGGACAAAGCATTAGGTTTTGATGGCGCTGCACCTGCAATTAAATCTAAAGCAGCTGATACTGTTGCTGAAGCTGACACATCTATCATTGACAAATCTGTTGGTGAAGATGATGAAGATTTAGATTATTTTAAATCCCTTGCGGAATCTAACTGATTCTTAACCCATGCCATGCAAGTGCTACCCCGGCTTCGGCCGGGGTTTTTTATGTGGCCATTCCAACCAACATTGAACCTGTATCTTGTCTTGGTGCTGATGCAACTTGTTGTTTTTTTACGACTGTTGTATTAGTTGTTGGTGCATTTATTACGTTTGGTGTTTGTGGTTTTGATTGAGCTCTTTGGCCAGAAGCTATTTCTGAAGAAGATGATGACATTTGTGAACCAGAACCACCAGTCATTTCGGCATAAATTTGTTCAGCAGAAGCTTCTCTTTTAGCAGCATACTCAGCACCGCCAGCAAAACCTACAGCCTTATTCACCTTACTCATATTGTCCATATCTTCAGGCTTTAGTCTTTTGTAATTCAAAAAGAACCAAGGAATTGCTTTTGCAGCAATTTCAGGAGAATTTAATCCATCAGGATTACCTAATAAATCTGCGCCTGTAGCTTTTGAAATAGCAGCATATTGATTTTTTCCTGTATGTTGAATAAACCCACGGCCACGATATTTCCAACCATCACCCGGTGCAGAATTTCCATCAGTAGTTTTGTAAACATAATTAGCAAGTGCTTCAGGATTATTTACAAATTGTTGTGCGAATTCTTCAGAGGGAATTCTTTTAGGTCCAAATATTTGTTTAATTCTTGCAGCTGTGCTATAAAATAAATTCTCACTCTTTACTTTAAAATTTGATTCTGCTTTAACTGTAGCTAAAACATTTGCATGAGCTTTAGTTGATGTTATGCCAGCTTCATTCAAAGATTGAACGATTAAACCAGGAGTTCCTCCTGGTATTTTTGATGGTGCGGCTGGTGCGGCCGGCGGTTGGCCAGGAGCTGCTGGTGTAGGAGTTGGTTTAGGTTTAGCCGCTTCTTTTGGTGCTGAAGGAATTGGACTAGGAACAATAATTGATTCTGGTGGTGGTGCAGTTTCGATTGTTTTTCTTTTATATTCTTCTTCTTGCCGCATCCTGTCCGTTTTTGGCGGCAAACTTAAACGCTGACGAACAATCTCATCATCGCCTGTATATTGTTTCTCTTTTTCCTGCTTCTTTATTTCTTCGGTGTCTATTGCTTCTTTTTGTTGCCTTAAAAACTTTTTAGATTCAGCATCTGTTTCACTGGTTGGTTGGGTCTGAGCCATTGTCATTAATTGATCCCAGTCATTGTTGCTCGCTTTTGTTTGAGCTGGCTTCTGGCCAATCTTCAACATATCTTTTACAAAATCAGGAACCATCCAAGCTGTTGCTTTATTACTTAATAATTTTTCTGCCCAACCTTTAAGTTTTTCAACTAAGCTATCAATAAGACTCATAACTTTGTCAATTACTTTTTTAATGAAAGCAAATGTTTGTGGAAACTCAGCTGCGAACCATTCTATTTTTTCTTTAAACCAATCTCCAAGTTTTGTTATAAAGCCAGAGATAGCATCTATGAGTGGTTGAATCATTTCTTGGACTTTATCAATGATTGGTTGAACACTTTCCATAAACCAATCTTTAATTCCTCCAACAAATTCATCAAGTGCTTCTTTTATTGTTTCCCAAAGACCAGATGCCCATTCAGCAAAACTATCTTTGAAGGCAACAAATATAGCAGTAACTATAGCACCAACAGCTAAATATTTTGTAAGTGATTTTAGAATATTACCTGCACTAAAAGTTTTCTTCAAATTTCCTAAAACATTCATTCCTTTTTTAGATTTTTCTGGAGCAGGTTTTCTTTCTATTTTTCCAACTTCAATATCTAACTTTTCATCAGCTAATGATGATTTTAAAAACTTAGCATCAGCGCCACGAGCGGGCGTACCGCCTTCTAGTTTTACTAATTTTTGAATATTTTGTCTAGCAACATTTAAATCACGAGCAAAACCAGGCAAAGACATAAAGTTTTTGCCAATTACTTTCGTAAGTGTTGATGTATTTTTTTCTGAACTTACTTTAGATGGATTTTTAGAACCAAGAACTTTAGTCTTGATAACTGATCCTAAAATATCTGAAATTGAGGCCATTATGTTGTCGCTAACATTTTAGCAAAATCTGCATTATACACATCTGCTGTTGGAGGTTTTGTTTTGCCAGAAGATGCAGATTGATTGTTTGTTGTTGGAGCATTTACAACTGAACCTTGATCTGCAGCCGATTCCATTCTTTGTCCTTCGGCCACAGAAGAAGAAGTTTGAGATATATCAGAACCCGATGGTGCAGTAGGAGCAGAAGCAACAGAAGCTCCGCCGGCACCACCGCCACTAGCAGATATTGCTGGAGCACTAGAACCTCCTGCTTCAACTGCTGGTGTTGAAGAAGCACCTGCGGTTACTTTACCTCCAGATGATTTTTTAAGAGCATCAATTTGTCTTTGGAAACCAGCATTTGCTTCTTCCATTTCTTTGCGTTCAACATCAAGTGTTTGTTTATAATCGTCTTCCAATTCTTTTACACGACTAGGATCATTTTCATATCGCTTTTTAAATGAAGCAATATGTCTTGCTGCATCAGCTTCCCTTCTAGCAAATCGTTTTTTATTGCCTTCAATGTAACCTTCTAATTGTTTAACCTTATCAGAATCAGACATTTCGGGTGCAGGTGTTGGTGCAGTAGCAACTGGAGCTGGTGGTGTTGCTGGTGTTGGCGGAGCTGGTGCTTGTAAGGGAACACCAAGTGCTTTTGAAGCTTCACCGGTTAATTTTTTATTTAATTCGTAATTTCTTTGAGCTTGATCCATTGGCACACCTTCGCTTGCCATAGGAGTAGGTGCTGTTGCAGCTGGTGCCGGCTCAGGATATTTTTTAGCGAAAGCTTGTGCTTTGTCAAATAGACTTTGAGCATCACCTTTACCAACAGCACCAAACATATCACCAATGTCTGATGCTTTTTGATCTGACGCACCTGAAGCTTTTGCAGAAGTTAAAGCAAATTGTTTTGGATCAGGCATTGTAGGTTTTACACTATCTGCTTTTGCCGGCGCATCGTCTTTTACATCAACTTTGCCACCAAATAAACCTATTACGAAGTTTTTAATGCCTGTAAAAATGCTCGATATTGTATCTGTAATTGGTTGAAAGAAGTTACTGATGGATGAAAATAGAGATTTTAAAGTATCTTCACCAAATAGGCCAAAAGAAACAAATTCTAACATTCCACCAAGACCAGCTACAATCGCATCAGTAAAACTTCCAGTTTCTTTATAACGCTTAAAACCATCTGTAATACCACTAAACAAAGTTCCAATTATTGCAATTGGTAAAAATACTTTTTTCAGTATTGCACCAAGCAGTTTTGCACTAAACAAAGATTTTATAGCACTCAAAAATCCACTACTAAATGTTTTTGATATTGAGTCTAGTATATTGCCACTTTCTTCTTTCTTTTCTGGCGTAGGCGTGATTGATTTACTACCTGGTGTTTTTTGTCTTTGTGCTTCTAGAGCTCGTTCTCTTTCATCTTCTTTAAGAAAATAAGCATCTGCGCTAGAAGCATAAGCTTTGCTTCCTTTCTTTTGAGGACCAGCTTTAAGTTTTACAAGTTTTTGAACATTTTGCCGTAAAACATTCATATCTCTAGCCATACCAGGTAAAGACATAGATGCTTTAGCAATAACTTTTAAATACGAAGAATCACTAACCTGAGAAGTTTCACCTGAAGGATCTGTTGTTGAAGCTTTTGTTGGAGATGTTCCATATTTTTGTTTTAATTTTCCACGAGCATATGCAGAAACAAGGCCTGGACCACCAAATGCTTTTTCAAGTGTTCGTTTTTTGATATTTTCTGGTGCAAGTGTTTGCATCATATCAGAAAAACCGCCACCAAAAGAACTACCAATTGTTTGTCCTTTTGCAAGCCTAGATTTTAAACCCGAACCAAATCCAGAACCAACCTCTTGGCCGCCAAGGAATCCTGATCTATTTAAATTTCTTATTGATGCCATTATCGTTTCTTACTTGCTTTCTGTAGTTCTATACGTTCTTTTTCTTCTTGCAAATACTTCACCAACAAAGACACATAAATGTTTCTTTCCCAAGGTAGCATATTTTCCAATTCAGACAAACTATACTTGTGATGTTGCATCATAGCAAAGTTTGTTTCATAGTAATTCTTCAGAGTATCATAACGAAATATTAGACGAAAAAATTTTGAATGCCCTTTATAGTAATATCTTCTTCATAAGAACATTTTGGACATTTAAATTGAACATCTTTTTTAATTTCAGGCATTGTATCAAAGAATTCTTTAAACTTCTCTAAATCTTTTTGTTGTAT